CTTGAAAATGCGAGATATAGAACAGTATCTCGGTCAAGCATATCCAGCAATTCTGGTGGACGAAGCTGGACAATTTTCAGCAGATGCGTGGATGATGCTGTATTCTCGTAATACAGTAAATGCGGGGTGCAAAGAAAATCAGCATGGTCACATGCCCTTGCCAGTCATCGTAGGTTGTACAAACCCTCTGGGTCCTTATTATGAGTACTACCGTACGTTGTTTGTGCAGAAGGAGCCTTGGAATAAACCTGAGGGCGCACGCAAGGACGAGACTAATGGTACATGGTGGGTACAGGAATCTGGAAATTGGCACTGTGTATACGATCCCGCTTTATATGCTTGCCAGCGTTCGACCGTAATGGATAATCCCGAGTTGCTGAAGCGTGACCCGGGAATTATTGCGCGTTTGAACAGCATGCCGAAGGCCAAGCGGGATAAACTCCTGCTGGGCTTGGACGGTGCAGTTGAAGGTCAGTATTTCGATTGTTTCGACCCGTTCGAACACGTTATCGACCTCCGCGAAGACCCAGAAGCAATTATCTGGCAATCTTGGCAACCCGTTTGGGGATCACAAGACTGGTCGATGGGCGGGCACCATAACGCGGCGTATTTGTTTACACGCGCGATGGTACGCACGATGGGCTCGGAGTATAAGCTCAAGACGGTCTGCTTCAGAGAGACTGTTGCACAGGGCGGCAAAACTCACAAAGAGTGGGCTAGCATGTTCAAAACCATGTGCAAGATGCCCAGCGACCCTGAGAAGAAATTCATAAAGCCTAAGGCTATTTTCTTCTCGCATGAAAAGTTTGCAAGGCAAGTAACACAGCACTCACCGGCTGATGAAATCTCTAAAGAGTACCGTGAGGTTGGTCTGCCGTCAGTGTCTCGGGCTAACCCTGATCGTGTCGGTGGCGCTTCTTTAATTTATAACATGTTCAAGAACGGCGATCTTGTTATTCTTGATACGTGCAGAGACATCATTCTCTCCTTACCATCTTTGATGCGCGATCCAGACAACATGGACGACGTTCTCAAAGTCGATACGAGAGGTGACGATGCGTACGACGCGTTCCGCTACGGTTTGTACGGGATGTATTCGGCCCGAAAGAAGCCAGAAGAAGATACGATTGACGATTACGGAAGGACCCTCGCCAAAACAGATCCTCTGGCTGCTCACTTCTATCTACTGAAGATGGCGAGTGAGAAAGAAAAGCGCAGTTCAGTGTTCGTTCAGAAAGACATACCAGTTTGGCAAGGCAAGTGTGGTTTAGGATAAAATCTCCGAGTTTAGCGGCTCGGGGCTAGCGCGGGTGGTGCCATATACACCACCTTGCGCGACCTTATATGGAGGGGACAATGATAATTTATTTAGTAACCAACAAAATCACAGGAAAACAATACGTAGGGCAGACGGTGTTTTCTGCTCTGTACAGGTGGAGACAGCATGTTCGATGGGGTACTTTGGTAAACCCAAAAAGCAGATTTGGGTACCTGCACAAAGCAATTCACAAACACTCTCCTGAACAGTTTTCTGTAGAGACCATTCACACTTGCGAATCCAAAGAAGAGATGGATTTTGTAGAGACTTTCTACATATCCTTGTTGAATACTAAGGCTCCCAGAGGTTATAACCTGACCGATGGAGGAGAAGGAACCGTAGGCAGAGAGTGCTCGGAAGAAACCAGAGAAAAGATGAGAGCAATAATCACTGGTAAAAAGTACTCAGACGAAGTGAACGCAAAGAAGGGCAGACGCGGAATAAAGCGTCCCCCAAGAAATGCTGAATGGTGTAGGAAGATCAGTGAAGCGGCCACTAAGAGAATGGCCCTTCGGTATGGCCCGAACAGGCTGAGATGGAAGGGCAAGAAAAGGATAGGCTCAGGATGCTAGAACACACGGAGACTTTCGGAGCACGTATACGCCAGTTCTTAAGAGAACTGTTTGGATCGAGATTGACAGAAAGGCTAGAACTTGATCTTCTCAATCTTCGTAACGACATGGAGAGACAACTGCACGACCGAGACGTTTTGGTAGCAACTCTTAGAGAAGAAAAGCAGCAGCTTATGTCAAAAGTTGCAAAATATGAGTTGGCGATCATGCCTCATAGTTCGCGTATGGGAGCTGAGGTTGCTGCGTATGTGAAGCCTGTCAAGCCGACTTTCAGTTTCAATGACATCGGGCCAACGAAGTCCAAGTGGGAACAGGTTCAAGCGGACCATGAAGCGCAGATGCGTAAGGAATTGGCAGAAGAAGAAGCACAGAAATCCCAGAGCTTAGCGGCTCAGGGCTAGCGCGGGAGGGGCCTTGATCCTCTCCCTGCGCGACCTATCAAGGAGGAAGCAATGCCGAGTGGAATATACAAAAGATCACCTAGACCTATAAGAATGGCTAAATGTCATCCCGATAGACGGCACTTTGGAAAAGGATTATGCTCTTCTTGTTACCAGAAGCAGTATTTTCATCCAAACCCAGAAGTGGACAAGCAAAGTAAAAGTAGATGGGACAAAAGTGAAGCAGGGGATAGATACCGCAAAGAATGGCGCATCAAAAAGTTATATGGTATAACGCTGGTAGAATACAATTCTATTCTCGCATCTCAAAATAACCTCTGCGCTTTGTGTAAGGAGCCTTTTATAGATGCTCAAAGACATCGGGGAGGTCCAGTTTTGGATCACGACCATACCACGAAAAAGAACAGAGCATTTATCCACAGAACCTGCAATGTAGTTCTGGGATACCTTGAGGATGATCCAAAAAGGTGTAGATTAGCAGCAGAGTATCTAGAAAAATATGCAAGTGAGGACCGTGATGGAGACAACTAAGGAAAAAGGAAAAACTGGAGAGTTGTGTCATGTCTCCATATGTCGCGTTGAGAACGGGTACAAGATCTCGTGCTCTTACGAACCTGAGGAAAAGTCCCTAAGCCAACGCGCGGGTTGGGTTCCGTGTATGCCTGGGGAATGCAAAGATTACGTAGAAAAAACAAAAAGTGCCGTTATAAAGCGGCTGGAAGAAATTCTGTAAACTAGGAGATTATAATGGCATTTCAATCGAAGGATGGGAAATCGTTCGGCAGCAAGTTCGTTGCAAAGCGCAGGGACGATGAGCACGCTAAGATGGGAAAAGACGTGATGGGAGCAACCAGCCCAGTAGAGAACAAGCCAGCCCCAGCAATGGAGCAGGAATCTTCCGAACAGGAACAGAAGCCAATGCAGGAAGACCCCAAGCAGGTTGCGATGGAGCATGGTCCGGCAACGGATGTGACAATTCATCACGATCACAAAAGTGGCAAGCACCATGTTGTTAGTCACCATGCAGATGGCCATATGCATATGTCTGATCACGCGAGCGCCAAAGAAGCGCACGACGCTGCTACGCAACTGTCAGGTGGAGACCAACAGCCTGTAGCAGGCGCTGCACCTGAGGCACCGGAAGCGGACGGATTTTCTGTCCCGAAATTAGCGTAAAGGAGATTTCAATGGCAACCGAAACTAAAGATGGAATGAAGAAATTTGGGTCTGCTTACGCTGCAAAGCGGTATGATTCTTACCATGCTGGCGCGCAACCGGGAGAGACCAATGAGAACGAGCACGCAGAACCCGTGCATCACGGGGAAGAGAAAGCAGAAAAAATAAACACTGCTGAAGCTTCTGATGCTTCTGGGGTAAAAGCTCCACACGAAGTGGTAGCAGAGCATGGCCCTGCGCACACCGTACGTATCTCGCATTCTGAGAATGGTCATAAGGTCACTTCAAGTCACGATGACGGCTTTGAGCACACTATGTCCCACGGGTCTGCTCGGGAAGCCCACGATAGCGCCAGCAAACTGGCTTTAGAGGCTGGGGGCGAAGATCAGAATCTCGACGTTAAAAAGATGGACCATCCCGACCAACAGGCTGCAAAATCTGAGCAAGAAAATTGGGAAATGCCCGACTTGGCCTGAGGAGTAACTATGCCATTTCAAAGTAAAAGTCAGCAGCGTTTTATGTACGCCCACAAAGACGATCCGAGCATGAAGAATGTGGATTTGAAAGAGTGGTCGGCTGCAACAGATTTCAAACACCTGCCAGAGAAGAAAAATACCAAGAAGCAATTCACGTACGCAAAGAAGTAGACCCAGAGAAGTCTGAGGTATGCTTATGGCTTACCCGATGTGGATGCGAAAGTGCCCGCAATGCGGGCGTACGCTGTACAAAAGCGCTTTGTCAGAGACCTTGAAGTGCTTGTGTGGTTGGATTTGGTCATGAAACTAAGCATTGAAGAAAAGATTCTCAAGGCTGCGTGGCACGCCATGATCGCCCTAGTCGGCATATATGAATTGAGAAACCACAGGACCAAAGCGTCGAAAGTACTTGCCTGTGGACTGATTGCTTTCCATACGGATGCGGCGATTTCTGATATACAAGATAAGCCTACAGAATTGCAGCGTTTGCTAAGAAAACTAAGATAGACACCTCAGGACCTCGAATCCTGAGTCAGCGCCGGTCGAGTGCCATATACACTCCCGGCGCGACCTTATATGGAGGAAGAATATGAGCAAAGCTACGCAAGCAGCATGGTACCAAAAGAACAAAGAACTGATCAAAGCGCGAGCCGCAGAATGGGCCAAGAATAACCCTGAACGTGTTGCAGAGATTCAAAAGAAGAGCCAAGGAAAGCACAAAGAACGCATTAGGAAATATCAAAGAAAACTGTATGCTGTGGGCACACCTGCAAGAGCAAAGAAAAACAAACGTACAGCTAAGTGGAAAAAAGACAACCCAGAGGTGTGCCGTGCTCTTGAGAATAAGAGGAGAGCGGCCAAGGCTGAATCAGGTGGGTATTTCACTGCTGAAGAGTGGTTTATTCTTTGTTTTGCGGTAGGTTTTCGGTGCTTGTGCTGTGGCGAGAAGCGGCATTTAGAAGCGGATCATGTCGTCCCAGTTTCTAAGGGAGGACCAAGTTGGTTGTGGAATATTCAACCACTTTGCAAGCCGTGCAACAGTAGCAAGGGAAATAAGATTGTGGACTACCGAGTTTAAGAGGAAAAAATAAATGGCAGACGAATATAGCAAGGACGTAAACACCGAGACTACAAATGCTCCGTCTGCACCTATGCCGTATGAGCAACCCGAGCGCCCAGAGGACAGCCCTCTCGGTTCTTTGGCTCCGATCGAATTCTCGTCCGAGCCATTCGCAGATTTAAGTGAGGATGCAAAAGGTGCGTTGATGCAACTTGACATTCTTGCTACAAAAACAGATGTAGCTGCTAGAAGGTTTGAAGTGGAACAAACTTGGGAAAGTTTGCACTTTGATCGCGGTTATCAACATTTGTTGAGAGGTAAACAAGGCGGTTGGATTCTTCCCGGGCAAGCTTCAGGCTTTGGCCCAACGTCGCAGCAAAACAACAACACCATCTACGACACGAACGTGTACGGTTCCAAGGGCGACATCATCGTATCCGCCCTCTCCAGAGAAGTGCCGAAGGTGGAATTCTTCCCGGCCAACCCAGATTACGGGCCAGACATTGTGGCTGCTGAAGAGGCAGACAGTTTCAAAGAGATTTGGGCACGAAATAACAACCTTCATGCGTTGCTCGTAGATTGCGCACGCATCATGTGGAACGAAGATCGAGTACTTGCTTGGACTCGCTATGAATTGAACGGTCAGCTCTACGGTTTTGAAGGTGGAGACGAAGACGACAATGCCCCAGTCACAGCAGAGGACATACTGAATCCGCCCGAGGATACACCTACAGGCCAAGAAGGTCTGGAGGAGTTTCGTGAGCAGACAGAATCGCCCTTGGGAGACGAAGACGAAGAGGGAGCGGTCCCTGAAGAGACCGAAGAATACATCGTTCCTCCAGCAGAGCCCATAAAGAAATCTCGTGGTAGGGAAGTCACTACGCTCCACGGAAAGTTGGATCACAAAGTTCCAATTGCTGTGGACTTCATCAAGGACATGCAGTTTGTGAAGTTGTACGAAGACCTTGACGTAGCGATTGTTAAAGCGAAATACCCGTGGATTGCCGATAAGATCAAGCCGGGTTCAGATAACAACACAGAGACAGAATTGGACAGAATTGCTCGTGAAAACACGAGGCAGGCCGTCCTCGGCGCTTACGTGACTGGTGACTCTTTACAGAGACACACGGTCGTATCGCATACGTGGTTTCGTCCGTCAATGTTCATGGACGAAAAGGTGAATGATCAGGTTCGTGCTGAACTTTTGGAAGCGTTCCCCAACGGGTGCCTACTCGTTAAAGCAGGAGCGAACTACGCATACTCGAAGAACGAGAGTATGGATGCTCACCTAGCAATAGGTCACCCATTCTCAGGCAAAGGCCAGAACCGGCGCGCTCTCGGAACGTCTCTGATCTCCATCCAAAAGAGGATCAACGATTGGGTTGACCTCCAAGACAGTTTCTTCAAGAATACGGTGCCAAAGAAGTGGATGAATGCCGAAGCATTCAACATGGACGCCATACAAAAACAGAATAATGTTCCCGGCAGCATCGGTCCCTTTCAACCTCAGCCCGGGCTTACTACCATGGATCAATACATCATGGTCGAGCCTACCCCGCAGCCGCAAAATGCTCTGGGCGATTTTATCAAATGGTTCATCACCACTCTTTCAGAAGAGATCACTGGTGCACTCCCAAGTTTGTTTGGGGCGGCGACTGGTGAGAATACGGTAGGTAACGCGGTAATCCAGATGGATCAGGCACTCCAACGTATAGGGTGCCCATGGAACAACATTCAAGACATGTTTGCAGAATGCGCGCGTCAAGCAGTAGGTTGCGCGGCAGACTGTAGAGATGGAAAGAAAATTTCACAGACACTACCGGGTAGAGGAAAGGTTACAGTCAACACCTCCAACCTCGCCGGTAAGGTTCTATGCTTCCCCGAGGCCAACCCAGCATTCCCCGAGTCTTGGAATCAGAAGGAAGCGAAGTTGATCAAGATGATTGACGCAAGTACGCAGAATGAAGCAATTAGACAGTGGTTGTTCTCGCCGTCGAATTTGCCTATACTGCAAAGTGGAATACGTCTGAAGAAATTCAAAGTCCCCGGCGCGGACTCAATCACTAAACAGAAGGGGGAGATGGAGTTGCTATTGAGGTCAGGACCAATGCCCAACCCGGCTGTGCTGCAGATACAACAAGTACTGATGAAAGCTGCAGAACAGATGCAACTTGCACAAAAGCAGATGCAACCTGTACCGCCAGAAAGCATGGCTATGGTGCAGCAGTTGCAGAAGCAGATGCAGGCTATGCCTCCACAAGTGAGTACTCTACCTGTTGCGCAGGATGAAAGCGAAAATCACGCAGTGGAAGCTGGTGCTTGTTTTGATTGGATAACAAGCAGTGAAGGTCAGGGTTTTAAGTATGGACCTCCCGAGCAGCGTGCAGCATTTCAAAATCTGCATCTTCATTGGAGTGAACATTTAGCTATGGCAAAGAAGATAGCACTTGCAAATGCTCCTCCAAATAAACCGCCTTCTGAAAGCATCAGTTTGGACATAAGCAAGATGCCTACACCCGTTGCTATACAAGCTCTCGCAAAGATGCAAATAAACGCGAGCCCAGCTGATTTCCAACAGCACAACGCAGAGCAGTTGAACACCGCAGTACAGAAAAAAGCTATACCCGCTGCATTAGCGGATCACGGTAAGCAACAATTAGAAGTACCTCCGAGACAGCTTCGGAGATAAGAAATCTCAGACCTTGATCAGTCTGGGCTAGCGTATGGGGAAGCCCGAAACTTCCCCTGCGCGACCTTTCGGGAGGTAAAGATGATAGTTTATTTGATTACCAATAAAGTGAATGGAAAGCAGTATGTAGGTCAAACTACAAAAACTGTAGAAAAGAGATGGGAAAAGCATCTAGAAAATGCAGATTTAGGTATTAAGTTTCTAATCTACAAATCCATAAGAAAGTATGGTGCAGAAAACTTTTCTCGTGTCATACTTCACGAATGTGAAACCAAAGAAGAGATGGATTTCGTGGAGATGTTCTACATTGCACTACTGAGTACCAAAGCACCAAATGGGCACAACTTAACAGACGGTGGAGAAGGCCAATTTGGACGTAGACTTTCAGAAAAAGCTATACAAAAAATGAGAGATGCGTTTACGGGGAAACCAAACCCTAAGAATTCCGAGCATCTTAAGAAGAACCCAAGACCAAGAAACCCTGTAAATGGCAGATTGTTAAGCGACAACGAAATAGCCACAGGAAATTGGGACACTACACCGGCAAAAGCCTCTGAAGAGACTCGTCTAAAGATGAGTAAAGCACATGAGGGTTTTAGACATACAGAGGAATCAAAAGCCAAGATGAGAGGAAAACGTGGCCCAAGAAAAAGGTAAGAAATTGGTTTGTCTCGTACAAAGGCATGGAAGTACAATTTTGAATGAAAGTAATTCCTTCCGTGCGCGAATGGACCCTCCCTTAGATGAACAAGGAGAGCAACAAGCTCAGGATGCTGCAGAAAATCTAAGGAACGAAGGGATAAGCCCGGAACGTATAGTCTCCTCTCCTATGCTCAGGGCAGTGCAAACAGCAGATGCATTTGCAGAAGAATTTGGGTTAGATGTAGAGCAAGATAGGGCTCTTATAAGTTGGAATCTTGGATTTCTTTCGGGAAAAGACAGAGACGATTACGGACCAATTCTTGAACTTTATGTGGACAATCCAAAGTTGACCATTCCTGATGGAGAGCCTTTAGTGGATTTAGAAGACCGCACATTTGAATACTTTGACAAAGAATTGAAGAAAGATAAATTGACGGTTTTCATAAGTCACAATTCCAACATTGTAACATTAGAATCTTTAATCGCTGGAGACAAAGTAGGAAGACCAGAATCCTCAGAGACATCAGTGCAGCCGGGAGGTACTATGGCTGTCTATGTAGATGATTCAGGAAAATATACCACAGAGGTTCTTTTTGGCTCAGAGAAGAAAGCAGAACTGAGTAGTTAGGGAGTTAGTAATGAATGACTGTCTAGTCTAAGAATCCCAGACTTCAAGTCTGGGAGCATCAATCAGAAGCAAGAATAGCAAGACTCCTCCAAGCAGCCGCGACTCTTTACACGAGCGGCCACGTACGGGAGGATGCAGTGCACGTAGCTCTACAACTGGAAGCACAGGTTGTTGCTGCGTTAGGCTCAGAGAAAAAGACTCAAGGAGAAGTGACTCATGTCAGATGAAGCAGGAGTTTTAGATTTTACAGGTGTAGATTTAGCAGCCACAGCCTCAGCAGACGCTTCGGTAGTGACCTCAGAAATTACAGAAACCCCAACGGTAGAAACGCCAGCAGCGGAGACACCAGCAGTCGAAGTACCGACAGATGCACCCAAAAAAGATCAGAAGACTCAGTATGATAGTTCTGGACAACCTGTTGAGAAGACCGAAGCCGATAAAGCAGAGGATGATGGTAAAGAGTTTGGAGAAAAGACTCCGCAAGACGTACGAAAAGCATTGTCTGCCTTCAAGAAGTCTTCTCCAGAAGCGGCAAAAATGTCCGCTCAACTTCATGGTAGCTATGAAAGATGGGAAGCAACCAAGGCAATTTTCCCTGGTGGCGTCAATGAGATCAAAGCAGCCAAAGAATTCATGGACCTCGTTGGCGGGCACGAAGGGCTAGAATCGCTTTCAAATGTGAAGGCCAATGCGGAAGCCAGTGACGGCAAGTTGTACGCTGGTGATCCTCAGTTGATCAAGGATATCGAAGCAGACCTGAAGGCACAAGGCAAGAATGATGCATGGGGAAAATTAGCCCCTGCCTTCTTGGATGCAGTGAAGGCCAACGATGAAGCCGGATATAAGGCGGCTTTTGCTCCACATTTCGTGGCAGGTCTGGACTCAGCTAATCTGCCGGGAGCACTGAATTACCTAGTGAAGTCGTTGAATGATCCAGACCCAGCCAAGGCAGTTGCTGCGGCTAAAGAAGCTGCATTAGACATCAAGGGTTGGTATGACAAACTTTCAGCCGAGAACAAGAAGGCTAAGGAGAACGTCGTATCCCCCGAGCGCAAGCAGCTCGATGAGGAACGAGCAGCTTTCTTTAAACAGCAAGAAGAATTCAAGACCAACCAGACGACAGAATTCAAGAACAGCGTTGCCAAGAGTTGCGAGAGTGTCAACAACAAGACCCTCGGTGCATCACTAGGCTCTTACTTGAATATGCCGTTCTTCAAAGGCTTCGGGCGTGAAAACCTGATGCCTCTGGGCAACACCATCAAGGCTACTCTGTACGAAACCCTCAAGGCCGACAGCGCTTATCAGGCGCAGATGAAGGCCATGTGGGGCGCAAAGACTCCTGATCGCGCTAAGATCGAGGAGTACCACAAAGCGAAGGTGGATTCTATTTCAGAAGACCTCGTACGTGGGGTCGTACAGAAGATGTACCCCGGGTACGCTAAAGGCGGGGCAGCAGCGGGCCGCGTATCAGCTAAGGCAGAAAAGACAGCTACAGCAGCCAAAGTGGACGCTAAGGCAGTAGCTACCAACAAGCCGGTGTACGTTGCACAGAAGCCCGGTCGAGACATGCTCGATATGGACCACGTTGACAAGAACGGAAAGTCCGATGCAGTCATGGAAATGATTGCAGGCCGAGGGTTCCTCAAGGGCTCAGGCAAATGGATAACCTGGCGTAAGTGATTGAAAATACAGGACTTATAACCCTGTACTAGAGTTGGGAGGTGCACGAACACCTCCCTGCTCAACCTTTTCGTGGAGGAATCAATGTTTGGAATAATTTACAGAATTACCAATGCCGAAACAGGTATGGAATACGTAGGACAAACCGTGCAATCCCTTAGAGAACGCTGGGTAGAGCACATGTCTCATGCTCGGCAAGTAAAAAGCCAATCCTATATGTCTCGGGCTCTTAGGAAGTACCCGATTGAAGCATTCGTTGTAGAGTCGATTCACGAGTGTGAATCCCAAGAAGAACTGGATTTTGTAGAAACCTTCTACATTTCCCTACTCAACACTAAGGCTCCCAATGGGTACAATTTAGCAGACGGCGGTGGAGGAGTTTCTGGGTGGCAGAATGGCAAAGGAAATGTGCCCACCGAAGAGACGAGAAAAAGACTCAGTGAGGCTGGAAAAGGCAACACAAATGCCTTGGGTAAAAAGTATTCAAAAGAGTTTTGTGAAAAGATTAGCGTAGCCTTGAGTAAACGGGTGCGCAAGGAAGAATCGTATAACACTCCGAAATGTCTAGAGAAAAGAAAGAACTATAGACATGGGAAGGAAGCAAGGGCCGCTATTAGCGCAGGGCTTAAGGGAAAACCTTGGTCTGAAACAAGGCGCGCGGCACAAAGAGTTTAGAACTGAACTAAACATCATGTACTTTCTGATTGGTCCCTACAAGACGATAAACTGGAGCAGAAAGTGCTTGATGCACAATTTGATGGCTCAGCACGGCACTACGGAAACCTCAGAATTTTTCGTAGGTGACTATATATCAAAGGAAATAATTTTATATGGCACTATTAGAGGCTTAACAACAGTGGGCCTCATTAAATTCAACCTGATTGACTCGAACGCTGAAATGCCAACGAGGGCGAACCTGCAAAGGACGCTGAGAGACTAAGCGGTTGAACTCCTACGGGAAGATGCAATAGTCCGAACTCACAGGAACACAACTGTGAGAGGTTAGCAGAAATGACTAACCCGTACGTAATACGTAACAACATGGCTGTTGAAGCAGTCGAACTAGACGCTACCCAATAGCAAAGGCGTCTACAATTCCTTATTGAAAAAAGTTTGCTAAGGAAATCCCTAAACAAAATTGGGGATTAAAAACCCACTCTGATTGACTTGAAACCTGAAACGGCAACAAGGGGCAAGCGAAAGCAGCCTGAGAGACTAAGCGAGAGGGGCGTCCACAAGACGCATGCGATAGTCCGTTCTCATGGGAACAACAACCATGAGAGGTTGACGGAAACGATCAACCCAGAACACAGTAACAAGTAAGGATTTGGTTTTCCATGGCACAACCGCCTATAGCCTTTTCAAGGCAGAAGCAACATCTATCCCCGTGTCCAACCAGTCAAACGCTGGTGGCACCGTCCGTGCATCATTCCGTGTGCCTTTCCGTGTGCAGTCCGGCGCGGCAATCTCACAAGGAACTGGTAACGCTGACGCTATGGGCCGTGGCACTGGCTCGCAGTGGGCATCGTTCGCGCTGGCACCCGTTTATCTGTTCAACGTGTAAATTTCATGCGCGTTTAAAAGTTGTCCGTATCGGTGAAACCCTAGCATTTCATGAGGTAAATATGAGTGTAGAAAATACCGAGGTAAGAAGTCAGAGTTTATCAGAGTTGCAAATTGGATACCTCGCAGGAATCATGGACGGAGAGGGATCAATCACTTTCGTGTACCATAAGTGCAAGACGAATGTGAATGTTCTGTATTCTCCTGTCGTGTATATATGCGCGGTGGCAAACTCCAATCCACTGATAATCCAAGCTGTCGAATCTCTTTTGAAGAACCTTCCTATTAGGTACAAAGTGTACTCACCTAAGCAGGAATGGAACAAGAAAGCAAAGAAGAAACCGTACGCCATTCATTTGATGGGTATGAATTCTGCTAAGCATTTCTTAAACGTCATCTGTAAGCACCTCAATGGCAAGAGGCAGCAAGCGGAGTTGGTACTTGAGTATCTGGAACGCAGAGAAGAAGGTCAACGAGTAAAATTCATGACGGAGAGAGATTGGCAAATCATCCACACTGTTCGAAATATGAACAGGAATTATGGTGCTGACTTTACCGTAGAGACTAAACGACAACCTTCGCTAACGGGCGAAGAAGTTATAGTCCGAACTGTATAGTGATGTACAGAGGGAGCAGAAATGCACTCCCCGAATGTCATTACTTATTTTTAAGTGATTACATTTAGTAACAATTTGGTGAAATCTCGTGGTTAGCTCAGGCTTCCACGGATAGCAAGCAGAAGGGTCTTTTTGCCGTTAAGTCCAAAGCTTTGGCGGCTGTTGCAGGCAAATAAAAGCAACAAAAATTCGCTATATCGGGGAACCTCTGGTATACTATGATTAGTAAATCAGACAATCCCGAGGGAAGATAGTAATGACAAAACAGTCGAAGTTTTCGTATTTAGCAGG